CGCTCCCTGTCCCTCCCTGCCTCCCTTTTTCCCTCCCTATTTCCCTCCCTCCCTACTTGGGGAGTCTTGGGGAGTGTAGATCAGATTAGGGAGTGTTAGGGAGTGTAGATCAGATTAGGGAGTGTTAGGGAGCGTGATACGGGTAACGTATGGTGCTTGATGCAAGGCGGCGCTGTACCGAGTTCGATACGCCTACCTGGACGCGCTCGGTGGATCGTGCCAGACTTGTACCATTGCAGGCCCGCCATGCCGCGATCGTCCTCGTCCTTGTTGCAGAGTTCCGACACCATGCGCCGATTGCCTGCAATCTGGCTATGCGTGTCAGTGTCGCGCCACCTCGTCACACCTCGATGCCGTAGTGCAGAGCGCGGCCAATGCGCGCCAGCTTGACGCGGTGCAACATGCGGAGTGAGGTCGCAATCGCGCCGCTATAGGCTTCCGCTATCGGCCTGGCTCCGATGATAGGGGGGGGGTAGGATGGCGTCGGCTGTGAGAATTTTAGCTATCCCCCCTCACTCGCCAAAAGGGATTGTCAAAAGTTATGCACAGGGGTAGGATAGTTGCATGGGAAAACTTACTCGTCAAAGGTATGCCGCCTTGGATCGTTTGATCGAAGGCAAGGGAGAGGATTGGATGCATGAGGTGCTGATGTTGGGGATCAGCGAGGGGGCGAGTCACGCGGATTTAGCTTGCAGGTTGAGTTCGGAGGCTGATGAGTCGATCCCGTGGTGGATTATTCGTGAGTGGATTGAGAAGAACTGTGCTGATGATGTGGCGCTGGCGTATCGAGCGAGGGCGGATATATTGAGTGATGCGGCGGATCGGACGGTTGCTGGAGCGACGATGGAGCAGTTGGGGGTAGATCGGTTGAAGGTGGATCACTACACGAAGCAGGCGGCGAAGTTGGATCGGATGAAGTACGGGGATGGGGAGAGCAGGGCGAGTGTTGGAGGTGTAGGAGGGATAAATATAATAATCGGTTCGGTTGCTGTACCTGGAATAACTGAGCAGACGGGTGTGACGATTGAACAGAATGCTGTTGAGAATCAGCAGCTGCAAAGCGTATAATGACTTGCGAACTCGGATAGGGTAGCTCCCGAAAAGTTGGACATCCACCAACCTGCCGAAGTTCTTCCTATGGATATTTGAGATGGAAACTCAAATGATTACCCAACAAAGGCTGAAAGACTTATTCCATTACAACCCTGATACTGGGGTATTTGTAAGGAAGGTATCTACCTGCAATCGAGTAAAAGTTGGCGATACGCCAGGAACGAAAACTAAACCCGGATACATTGTTATGTACGTTGATGCGAATAGGCACATGGCCCACCGCCTTGCGTGGCTGTATGTGTATGGTACGTTTCCTTCAAAAGAAATCGACCACATTAACGGCGTAGGAACTGACAACCGAATTTCAAACCTGAGAGAAGCATCATCCGCTGAAAACAAGCAGAATTTACACATACACAGGAAACAGAACAAACTTGGGGTTCTAGGTGTGTCTAAATCTCGCGGAAAGTTTATGGCTGAATTGCAAGTGAATGGTGTTCGTGCGTTAAGAAAGCGTTTTGATTTGCTTGAAGATGCAGTATTTGCCTACAGTCAGGCTAAAAAGAAATTTCATCCATTTGCAACTGAAAAAATCTAATGGCAACAACCCTAAAATTTGATTTGCTAGCGTGGCAGAGGGAGAACTTCGAGGATGAAACGCGGTTCCAGGTTGTTGTTGCTGGGCGAAGATGTGGGAAGACGAGGGGTAGTGCGGTAAAGGCGATAGTAAAGGGATTGAAGTGTCCGCACGATGACGCGACGATACTTTACGTTGCCCCCACTTTTGGGATGTCGAAGACGCTGATGTGGGATTTACTGGTGAGGTTAGCGTTTCTGGTGACGAAGAAATCGAACGTCAATGATGGCGAATTGACGCTGGTGAATGGAGTGAAGATACGGATCAGGGGGTGTGATAACCCGGATGCCTTGCGCGGGATGAAGGTGTATTACGCGATCCTAGACGAATTCAAGGACTTCAAGCCGATGGTTTGGGAGGACATTATCCGTCCTAGCCTGTCCGATTTGAAGGGTGGTGCGCTGTTCATTGGTACGCCGGACTCAGGTGATAGTCTGTTCCGTGAGTATTACGAGCGCGGAGTAAGTGGAGACGATCCAGAGTGGAAGTCGTGGCATCTCACAACGTACGACAACGAACTGATTGATCCACAGGAAATCGAAAACGCCAAGCGCAGCATGAGTACGATGGCGTTTAATCGGGAATACATGGCCTCGTTTGAGAGTATGAGTGAGGACATATTCAAGGAATCGTGGCTGTTGTATGGCGATACGCCGCCGAAACAGTGCGATACCTACATAGCGGTTGATCCTGCTGGCTTCGAGGAAGTGAAGGATTCCACGAAACGGAAGCACCTGGACAATACGGCGATTGCAGTGGTGAAGGTAGATGATCGCGGTCACTGGTGGGTGCAGAAGATTGAGTTTGGACGATGGGATGTAAGGGAAACAGCGACACGGATATTGATGGCGATCAGGAGTCACAGGCCGTTGATGGTTGGGATTGAGAAGGGATCGCTTCAGCGAGCCTTGCAACCATACCTGATGGACCTGATGCGGAAAAATAATGTGTTTGCGCACGTTGAGGCGATTCCGATTGGCAGCGGAAGCAAAACGAACCGAATAACCTATAACTTGCAGGGGCTTTTCGAGCATGGGCGGATCACGTTGAATTCGCGTGAAGACTGGACGCAGTTCAAGAAGGAGTATGTCAGCTTCCCCAGTAAGGGTACGCACGACGATATTCTGGATTCCATAAGCCTCGTTGCGAACTTAGTCACCACCATCTACGCCCGAGAAGAAGGTGGCGAGGAGTGGGAAGCAGTTGATGCCATATCGGGTTATTGACTTACCGGCGCAGTTGATGTAGGCTAAGTGAGCAATCACTCACACTGAAGCGAGTTTCCTATGGAATCATCCAATCCGAGCTACGAGAACACTGGTCAAGTGATTGACCCCGAGCAGGAATCGGATGCTCCGCAGTACCATGAGCCTACCGAGAAGCAAAAAGACCTCGTAGAGTTCATCCAAGAGCACACGGATCAGTGGCGCGAGTACCGGAATCAGAACTTCCTCGAAGATTGGGAAAAGTACGAGCGTATTTTCCGTTCGCAGTGGTCTGAGAAGGAGCGCGAGCGGCAATCCGAGCGTTCCAAGCTGATTTCCCCAGCCACGCAGCAGGCCATTGAGACACGCCACGCGGAGTTCATGGAGGCTGTGTTCGGTCAGGGTGAGTATTTCGACATCAAGGACGATGTTGAGGACAAAAACGGGTCTGTGGATGTCGAGCAACTGAAAAAACGGCTCTACGAGGACTTCGGCAAGGACAAAATCCGCAAATCCATCGACCAGATCGCTCTGATGGGCGAGATTTACGGCTCTGGGATCGGTGAAATCGAGGTAGTCGAGAAGGTCGAGTACTACCCGATGCAGGTTCCGCTGGATGCACAGCAGGCGGCGTATGGAACTGGCGAACGGACGCGGGTTGGCGTCAGGCTTGTTCCGGTGAATCCGAAAAACTTCCTCCATGACCCTAACGGAACGTCGATTGATGACTGCATGGGCGTTGCCGTCGAGCGGATAGTAGGTATCCAGAAGATTGCCAAGGGTATCGAGGACGGAAAGTACTTCAATGTTGATCTGGCGTCGTTTGTGAGCAAGGATGAGGTCGAAATCAACACGGACAACGTGAAATACGAGGCCCATCGCGTACCGATCCTGACCTACTACGGACTGGTTCCAGGCGAATACCTGCTGGAAGATGGCGTCGAGACGCTGGAAGGCATCAACGACAGCGAAGTCGAAGAATACTCGGGAATGGTCGAGGCGATTGTGGTTATCGCCGCCGATGGCACTTTGCTGAAGGCCGAAAAGAACCCCTACATGATGCAGGACAGGCCGATTCTGTCCTATCAGGCGGATACCGTACCGAATCGCCTGTTGGGGCGTGGAACGGCGGAAAAAGCCATGATGATGCAGTCGGCGGTTGATACGTCGATGCGCCTGCACTTCGACTCGATGGCACTGGTAGCTGCTCCGATGATCGGGTTGGACGCCACGCGGATACCAAGGGGTATGAAGTTTGAGGTAAAGCCCGGCAAGGCGATGATGTTCAACGGCCCTCCCGGTGACGCGATGGCCCCGATGAAGTTTGGCTCCGAATCCGGGCAGTGCATGGCTACGAGCAAGGAATTCGAGCGCATGTTGCTGATGGCGACGGCGACGGTCGATTCCGCCGGCACCCCGACGCAGGTGGCAAGAGATACGAACATGGACATGGCAACTGCCACCATGATTAAGAAGTACAAGCGTGTTCTGGTCAATTTCCAAGAGGATTTCCTAATCCCGTTCATCTACAAGGCGGCGTGGCGATATATGCAGTTCTCGCCTGAGCGGTATCCGAGCGTGGATGTGAAGTTCTGCCCGTTGGCGACCTTGGGTATCATCGCCCGTGAGTACGAGCAGAAGCAGTTGGCTTTCCTGATCCAGACGCTCGGTGCTCAAAGTCCCCTGACGCCGGTTCTGATGCAGGGTATCGTGAAGAACTCGTCCCTGACGAACCGCGAGGAAATGCTGGAGCAGATGGCGAAGCAGTCGCAGCCGAACCCGCAACAGCAGCAGATGCAGCAGCAGGCGGCGATGCTGGACATGGCGCAGAAGCAGGCTGAAGTCCAGAAAACGCAGGCTGAAGCCCAAAAGACCACGGTTGAGGCGCAACTGGCTCCTGATGTTGCCAAGGCGAAGATCATCTCTGCGCTGACCAACAATCTCGATGAAGATAACGAGGACAAGAGCTTCCAGAAGCGCGTGGAGATTGCCAACCTCGCCCTGAAAGAAAAGGACATCAACAGCAACGAGAACATTGCTCGCATGCAGACCATGAGCAAGATGCGTGGTGCTGCGTGAAGAAGATCGCGCAGGGAGCAGTAACTACCGGCAGCGGGACGTTGCTCTATACCTGCCCCACAGGTACCAGGACTGAGGTTCTCGACATCAACATCGCCAACAGCGGGGCGACAACGCTGACTTGTGCGTTGCACCTTGTTCCGGTAGGCGGTTCTGCTGGAACGACCAACGTGCTGTTCCCGACAGTATCTGTTCCAGGCAATACGCTGATCCAATGGACAGGGATTGAAGTACTGAACGCAGGAGACTTCATTCAAGGGATTGGCTCTGCCGCTGGCATCACGGTGAATATCACCGGTAACGAGTACCGGAGCGGGACGTGATTACCCAGTACCCACAGATAGGTTCTGTTGACGCGCCGGCAACGATCCAGTTTGCTGATGGGCCGTCTATTGACGCATTCAACCGTCTGCGAGTCAGTCAGGCATTCACGCTGTTCGACAGTCAGCAGGAGTACGGACTTGACACGCTGAGAATCTGGGATGCGACGGCAAACGGTACGCTGTCCTACGCTACCGGGGCATCTAACGGTTCTGTGACGAGTGGTAGCAATGCAGTTGGGCCGCGAGACAGCAACACTCGGATGACGCCGATCACCTGCTCCAGCACTGACACGCACTACAGTATTTTGCAGTCGAGGCAATACTTCCGCTACATCCCCGGCAAGAGCCACTTGGTTCTGCTGACCGGCATCTTCGCTACCGGCGCTAACGCTACAGCATCCTTCGTCAGGCGCACAAGCACCAGCGGTTCAGTAGTCGATAACGATGTCCCTCAGGCGAGTTGGAACATCGACAAGTTCGACGGTACAGGCGTTTCCGGCATCACCATCGACTTCACCAAGACGCAGATCATGTTCATTTCGGCGCAATGGTTGGGCGTTGGACGCGTAGTTGTTGGCTTCGACGTTGATGGACTGCTGTATCCGGCCCATAAGTTCCTGAACGCCAACGTGCTTACCGTACCTTACACCCAGACGTTCAACCTGCCCGTGCGCTACGAGGTTAAGACGGTAGGCTCCACGACAGAGGCGCGAGTCGGGTACTTTGAACACGCCAACGGAATCTTCCTCAAGACAGTCCGTGCTGTAGCTGGTGGAACGATTCAGTTTGTCTGCTGCTCCGTGCAGTCGGAAGGTGGCGAGGAATTACGCGGGTTCCCACAGGCGCGAAGCAACGGGACAACGACGATTACGGTAACTACTCGCCGTCCTATCCTGAGTCTAAGACCGAAGGCAACTTACAACTCGCTTACAAACAGAGCGCACATTGACTTGGCTGAAATCGCTCTCACCGCACAGACCAATGCATCATATTGGGAGTTGGTCATTGGTGGAACTCTGACCGCAGGTGGTGGCGCAGCGACTTGGGTTGATAACGGCACGAACAGCGTTGCGGAGTACAACATTAACGCTGATGCAATAACTGGTGGTGTGACTATCTATGCCGGATTCGTGTTGGATGGTAGTGGTTCTACCAAAGGAGGTGCTGTTGGAGAACTTGACCTGCGCGGCCCGCTCACGCTGTCTCAGATCAACGCTCTGACCGCTACGCAACCAAGCATATCGCTGGTCTGCACATCGTTCGGAGGTAACAGCGTTCTCTCAGGGATGCTTCATTGGCATGAGCAAGTGATATGACGCCAGAACTGCAAGCCTATTACGAGAACCGCGCCGACATGATGCAGTCAGACGCATGGCGCGACTTGATTGCTGACCTGCAAGGTATGCGTGAAGCCACGGACAAACTATCCATCGTGAAGTCGACCGATGACCTGTGGTTCCGCAAAGGCGAACTGTCAATTCTGGATTGGATGCTCAACTTGCAGGACATGAGCGAGAAGGCTTACGCACAACTGAAAGAGGACGATGAAGGCGCTTAGAGACTATCTTTGTGAGCAGTGCGGCGTTGAGGAAGAACGTTACATCGACTCCGCGATTACGCACCTTGTCTGTGACCATTGCGGCGGCACGATGCAGCGTCTGATCGGCATGCCACGCGTTGCGCTCGACGGCACAGACCCCGGCTTCCCCGGTGCATACTCCAAGTGGGCCACTACCCGCGAGGACAACGCGAGGATCAAAGCAAAACGCAGTTGGAAGCAACCGTAGCATGTAAGTGATCGCTCACTTGCATTTCGTAAGTGGGCATGTTATAACGCAGTTACTTTATAGCTCCGGTTAGGAGCGGGAGAAAATAATGGCTGAAATTCAAGACCTCGATGATGGGGTCAGCGAGATTGATGCTGTAGCCGAGGAAATCCAGGCACAGAGCGCAGCAAGCACCGAACAGGTTACTCCCGATGATGAGGTTCCCGAGAAGCACAAAGGGAAAACAGTCAAGCAACTGGTTGAGGAACTTGAACACGCAAACAAGTCGATGGGGCGATACTCCAACGAACTTGGCGAGGTTCGAAGGCTTGCTGATGAGCTAATCAAGTCGCAGTTGAAGCCGACGCAACAGCAAGAGCAGCCCAAAGAAGTAGATTTCTTCGAGAATCCGCAGGAAGCAGTTCGCAGGGCAGTCGAGTCGAACCCGCGCGTGCAACAGGCCGAGCAGTACGCTTTGTCGGCACAACGGGCGATGGCGCAGCAGAAACTGGCACAGATGCACCCCGATTTTGGTCAGATCGTCCAGAACGCAGAGTTTGCGAAATGGGTCGGTGAGAGCAAGAAGCGAGTGCAGATGTTCCGCGAAGCTGAAGCCTACGACTTGGACTCCGCTGATGAATTGCTCAGTACATTCAAGCAACTGAAGGCTGTGAAGCAACAGCAGACTGTAACGGCAGTATCCGACTCCGAAAAAGCGGCGCGGAAACAGACGATGCAGGCGGCTTCGGTGGAAACGGGTGGAACTGGCGAGAGTACTCGGAAGATTTACCGGCGGACTGATCTGATTAACCTCAGACTTCGTGACCCCATGAAGTTCGAGGCCATGCAAGATGACATCGACGCTGCTTACCGCGAGGGGCGCGTTAAATGAACACCTAACTTTGGAGAAATATCATGGGACTCGGAACTAACCAAACCACCGTAACTACCTCGGCAAACTTCATCCCCGAACAGTGGAGTGACGAAGTAATCGCCCGTTACAAGCAGAAACTCGTTGTCGCCAACCTCGTCACCAAGATGCCTTTCAAGGGCAAAAAGGGCGACACCCTGCACATCCCCGTGCCGGCCCGTGGCGAAGCCTCCAGCAAGGCGGCTAACACCCAAGTGACCCTGATCGCCGACACTGCCGGCGTCGTGGATGTCCTGATCAACAAGCACTTCGAGTACTCGAAGATGTACGAGGACATTGCTGAGATGCAAGCCCTCTCGTCCATGCGGAAGTTCTACTCCGATGACGGCGGCTACGCTCTGGCGAAGAAGGTCGATCAAGACCTGATGCTGCTCGGCCACTACTTCCAGTCCGGCAACACCACCGTTTCGGCTACCAACGCATGGGAAACCGGCGTGATCGGCGGCGACGGTACCACCGCATTCAGCGGCGCTTCCACCGGCAACGGTACGGCCATGACTGATGCCGGCCTGCGCCGCGCCATTCAGACTCTGGAAGACAGCGACATCGAATCCGGTGATCTGGCTCTGGTGATCCCGCCTGTCGAGGCTCGCGTCCTGCGCGGCATCGCTCGCTTCACCGAGCAAGCGTTCCGTGGCGAAGGCAACTCGCTCAAGACCGGCCTTCTGGGTGATCTGTACGGCGTGACGGTCTATACCTCGTCCAACTGCCCGTGGATTCACGTCGACGGCGACGGCAACCAGGCGACCAACTTCAGCGGCACCGCGCTCGACGCTTCGATCACGGACTCGTATGGTCTGACGGTCGACTTCACTAGCGACACGGACACGCTGTACCGCGCCTGTCTGCTGATGAGCAAGGATGCTCTGTGCCACGCCGAGCAAATGGGTATCCGTACTCAGGCTCAGTACAAGCAAGAGTACCTTGGTACGCTGGTGACTTCGGACACCATCTACGGCGTCAAGACGCTCCGCAGCTACGCTGGCGTTGCGCTGATCGTCCCCGCCTGATCGTAACCTGAGTGCCGGAGGGTAACTCCTCCGGTGTTCTAACTCAACTTAGGAGAAAATCATGGCGAATACAATCACGGTTGATCGTGTGGAGCAGGGAAACAAGCAGTTTCAAGGTGCGTTCTCGGAGATGTGGGCTGTCACCGGCACCATCTCGGATCAGGACGCTGTTGCGATTGGCGATACTCTGGCGGTGAACATGACCGTACCTGGTGTTGCCCTTGGCGACATGGTTGTCGGTACGAGTCTCACGGTCGATTACTTTGACGCTGGCGGCGATGGCGCGGTTATCGGTGCTTCTGTTGGCTCCGCGAACACGGTGCTTTTCACCATCCACGCTGACGTAGCTGAGTTTGCTGCTGACGCTTTGAATGGTGCAGTCATCAAGATGCTTATCGGGCGACCCGCTTGGTAAGAAGCAAACGGGAACGGGGGCCAAAAGCCTCCGTTTTCACAAGGAGTTCTCATGCTTTTTCGCTGTAAAAGAAGCGGCAACACCATCAATATCGAGCAACCGGACGATATTGAGCGCATGAAAACCCACGAAGAATACACTCAAGTTAGTACTCACTCTCAAGGAGAGCAGCATGGCCTGCAAGAAGAACGGCAAGATGCCAAAGCCCCCGAAGCGGAAGTGAAGGGATTGCAGCAACCAAAGCGCCGTGGTCGCCCTGCAAGGCAGGTTGAACCGGTGAGCGCACTGGAGATTTGATATGGCAACATACGCAAATGGATTGATTGAATGGGGTGGTGAGGCAGGGCAACCTGTCTATGTAAAGCAACCCGATGGCTCCATGAAAAACGTAGGCGCTCCAGAACACGGAGAGTCTGCTTCGTATGTCGCTAGGGCTGTCTCTGACCCCCAAGTAGAGAAGGTAATCGCCCTCTACAACGCTGCCCCGCAGATGCTGAACAACGAGCAGAAGGCGTTTATCGCTGCCGGTATGGGCGGTATGGACTCGTTTGGTCAAGGATACAGGTGGGGAGCGCAGAACCTGTCCGACAACGTGTTCGACCCTCAACAAGCGGGGTATCTGTTGCAGTCTGGTTTCTCCAACTACCTGTCTCCTTCTGATGTTTCCGCAGGTCAGCAATTCAATTACGAACAATCCCCCGCTCAACAGTCTGCACGGGCAGAAGATGGTGGTTTGTTTGGCTTAGGTGGTCTTGGTGAGTTAGCGATGCTTGCTGCGGCTGTCTATACAGGCGGGGCCGCATTGGGCGCATGGGGCGGCGCAGGGGCCGCAGCAGGTACTACGGCGTCAGGAATGTTGGCTGCTGAATCTGCTGCTCTCTTGGAGGCTGGATTCACCGCTTCCGAGATTGCTGGATCACTCGCTGGTCTTGGTAACGCTGCTGAGATCGGTTCAGTTCTGACTGCGGCTGGAATACCAGCTAGTACCGCCGCAACTCTCGCTGGCGAGGCATTGGCTAGCGGTGGAAATATGCTCACTGGAGCCGGTACTACAGCAGGCTCGGCCTTCCCTTCCTTTCCGTCAATCCCTACCGACAGCGGAATGTTGTCAGGTATCGGCGGGACTCCGTACAACCCGGCTACGGCGTCTTTGAACGACATAATCTCTGCCGTATCTGCAAGCGGCGGCAACGCCATCCCTGCCTCGGCGCTGACGCCTGAACTCGCGGCTGCTGCGGCAAGCGGGGCTACCGTAGCAAGCCTCAGTCCTTCCCTGTTGTCTCAGTTGGCGTCCACGATTAGTAACGCTACAGGAACTACTGTTACGGGTTCTCAGTTGCTGAGTGGTGGAGCCTCCCTCCTTGGTGGGCTTCTCTCTGGCAACGCCGCTTCGGGAGCAGCACAGACCAACGCCAACGCGCAACTGGAAGCCGCCCGCATCGCTGCTGACGCGGCAAAGTTCCGTCCGGTAGGTGTGACCACTCGGTTCGGCCAGTCGCAGTTCCAGAAGGACGCGAACGGTAACGTGATCGGTGCCGGCTACAACCTGTCGCCTGACGTCAAGGCGCAGCAGGATCAACTGATGGCAGCATCCGGTGGGATGTTGAACCAATTTACAGGCTCACAGGCGGCTACCGCTCCGATGGGGCAGGCAGCGCAGACGATGTTTGGATTGGGCAACAACTACCTCTCCACGACTCCGCAGCAGCAAGCCGCGAAGTACATGGCAGACCAGCAGGCACTCTTGGCTACGGGAAGGGAGCGTGATCTTACATCTCTTGAGAACCGGCTTCTCTCTCAAGGCAGACTGGGGCTTGCCACGGGCGGTACGAGTACCGGCATGATGGCGGCTAACCCTGAGATGGAAGCACTCAGGAACGCACAGAAGCAGCAGGACTTGGCTCTTGCTGCACAGGCTACGCAGGGCGGCATGGATTACGCCAGATTCGGTGCAGGCATGGTAGGTAGCGGCGGGCAGATGCTGCGGGATCAGTACGGCACCCAGACTGCGGCTTACGACCCATACAAGACCGCTATGGGCGGCGCACATTACCTCGAAGGTCTTGGACAGCAGCCTCTGACACTCGGCATGGACATTGGACGGCAAGTGACGTCTGGTTCAGCGGCATCTGGTAGTCTGTTGGCTCAGGGTATGCAGAATGCAGCTACTACGATGCAGCCGGCCAATGCGTTCAGCCCGTGGGGGTCTTTGCTTGCTGGTGGGGCGAACATGATGAACAACTACGCAAATCAGCAACAGCAGCAGAACCAGACAATGACGATTGATCCCGCGACGGGTAAAGTTACAGTGGGGTGGAAATAATGGCACAAGACATCGTTCAAAGCCTGTTTGGGCTTACCCCGTTCCAGACTCAGCAAGCGCAGACGCAAGACCTTGGGACTGCTGCTGACGCCTACGCTCGACAAGACCCGTTTCAACGTGCTTCTGGGCAACTGTACCGCGCCGGTGGGATGCTTGCCGGCCCTGCGATGGAATCGATGGGTTTTGTAAATCCAGCGGTAGAACAAGCCAAAGCGCGAGAGCAAGCACTAACTAACATCGACCTGAGCAACTCGGATGCGATTCTGCGTACTGCCATGCGAACGCAAGACCCTCGCATGAAGGTGCAGCTTACGATGATGGCGCAGCAGCGGAAGGCGCAGGAGCAGAAGGCTCGCATGGACGCGGCTGAAACCGCACGGAAAGAGGCTCAGACTGAACGCGAGTTGGCAATGGCTGAGAAAGCGTTGCGTGACAACCCGAACCTTGCGGTTACGGAAGTTGGTGTTGAAGGTCGACCAGGCTGGATGCGTAAAGTGCTGTATAACAAAACGAACCCATCGGCGCCAATGCAGCAAATTGGCGACCCGTACATGAGCGCAGCAGCGGCTAAAAACGAGTTCAAGGTTGAGCTGCCTCAACCTGTTACCCCTGTTACCGTTCAAGACCCGAAGAATCCAGACGCGACCATCATCATAGATGGAAGGTCTGGACGGGTTATCGGGTCTGGGCCAAAATTGACAGAAACCGGAAAGATGAACGTCAAGAAGCAGTCCTCAATGGAAGGGCTTTCTTCCGATTTGCAAGAGGCTGAAGATTTGCTGACTGGAGCAAAGACTGGTTCGAAGCCAACGTCAAGCGGGATAGGTTCTGCCTACGACGTGGCGGCAAGTTGGGTTGGGGCTACCCCAGAAGGGGCTGCTGAAGCGGACGCGCTTAAAGTTGTCGCCGGACGGTTGGTGCAGAAGGTTCCTCGCTTCGAAGGGCCGCAGTCGGATAAAGACGTTGCGCTCTACAAGCAGATGGCTGCTGACGCAGGTAATGAAAAGAACACCCTGCCACGCAGGTTGGCAGCGGTTCGCCAGATGCGTAAAATCTATGAAGGTTACGAAACTGGCGAAAAAGGCAGGATCGGTGGCAATACCACGGTGCAGCCGCCCACATCTGGTAGGTCGTTCAAGGTTCTCGGGAAAGAGTAGTCATGCCGATCTATCGTGTTCAAGCACCTGACGGATCAATTCTTCGAATTGAAGGGCCGGATGACGCTACCCCGCAAGAATTAGAGCAAGCCGCTGCTTCTCAGTGGCAACCCGCTGCTTCTCCGGTGCTTTCACCTGAGCAGATTGCACGGCAGAAACAGGTAGCCACGAAGTCAATGATTCGCGCTGAACGTGGCCCTGTGCGGAACGTCATCGGTGACATTGCTGCCGGCGCTACATCGCTAGGGGCGAAAATTCTCGACATTCCATCCAAGATGTTTGACGCGCCTTGGTTGCGTAGCGAACTCGGTCAGGCTCAAGACGTAGCCGACAAGGAGAGCGGCGCATACCTCGCTGGTGGATTGATTGACCCGATTGCACAAGCGGCAGGCTCTGGCGCTTTCGCAGCCGCTAGCCGTATGCCTGGAATCCCAAAGGTCGCTGAAGCAACGTCGGCGTACCTGAAGAACATTGTTGCTGGTGGAGCAACAGGCGCAGGACTGTCTGCTGCCCAAGGCGGTAGCGCAACTGAAGGCGGGATGTTTGGCGCAGGTGTTACTGCGGCTATTGGCAATCCCGCTTTGGCAAAAGCCGTGTCGAACATGTCAGGAGCTGCGCGCAATGTCGGCAATTCACTGTGGGCTACCTTGTCCAAAGGTGGAAGGGCGACTATCGGGCAAAAAATGGTGCTGGATCAACTTCAACCTGCTGAACGCGATGCCGTGCTGAAGATACTGAGCATCCAAGGTGCTGACGTATCTGAACTTGGACAGCAACTGACTACCGCACAAACTCTTGCCCAATCTCGTATTGGTCAGCAGGTCAAGTCTCCTGTTGGTGCCAGGGTGGCGGCTCTTGAGTCTGAAGTGGCAAAGATGCCTGGCGGCGAGGGGTTGAATGCCATTACAGCCGCACAGCAAGGTGCTCAACGTGAGATTATGGGTACGCTATCTGGAGGCAAAAACGCGCCTGTCGATCCTCTAATCGGAATGTCTGCTGATGACATTGCTCTTGCGAACGCGAAGGCACAAAGGACAGCGACAGCACAGCGGCTTTACCCACAAGGCGAGGTTTCTGGTGACAAGGCGCTGAACGAGATTATGGGGCGACCGGCGGTTACTCGCGCTCTGGGCATCGAAGAACGCAGCGCAGGCAACGTCCCAAGAGTCACGCAGATTGGTCAGGACGTACCCGCAAAGACTGTCTATCAAGGTGTTTTCACTGACTGGCAGCAGACTCCCTACAAGGAGGACATGCCGGAACAGTTCGCAAAGTACTCGATCAAGTCATTGCAGAATCAATACCGCTTGATGGAGAAGGAAGTCAATCGACTGATGAAATCGCCGGCATCTACGGACGAAACCCTTGGGTACGAGTTGCGTGAAGCGAAGAACGCACTTGGAAACTGGCTTTCCGAGAAATCACCTGAGTGGGCGCAAGCAAATCGAATTTTCGCTTTCCAGTCCGTCCCTGCAAACCAGATGAAGGTAGGGACTGTACTGGCACAGAAAATGGAGCAGTCGCCAGAGGCATTCTTGAAGGCTACTGAGGCTATCCCTGCTCAAGAGCGAATGATCCGTCAGGCTACCGGCAGGCCGAATCAGCAACTTTCGGATGTGTTCAACCTCGGGCAGATGAGCAAGATTTCTGGACTGCGGAATGCATCACAGATTGAAACTGAGGTCAAGCAACTGCAAAGTTTGGCTCAGGCTAACCTTGGTGATGAACGTGCGTTCCAGTTGCCGAATCTGCTGAATGTGTGGGTCGCTATCGCCAACAAACTTGCGCGTGAAACTGCCAAGTCGACGGTCGATGATGTAACCAAAGAAGCGGCTAGAGTGCTGGCTAACCCGTCCGAGTTGCGTAGGTTGCTCGCACAAGATGCAGCATCCCGCGCTGCCGTAAATCGTCCCATATCTGGAGCCAGAATGATTCCATCTGTCGCTGGTGTATCGAATATTCGCGGAATGATGTCAGGAGCAAACTAATGGCAACATGGCTCAGTATGACCAACGAAGTTCTCTCCCGCCTCCGCGAGTCGCAGGTAGCCACGGTCACGGCTACGGATTACTCGACCCTGATTGGCAGGTTCTGCAACGATTCCCGCCGCCAAGTCGAGGATGCATGGAACTGGGACGCACTCTCACAGACCATCACGCTCACCACCGTAGCTGGCACGACCACCTACACGCTCACCGGGTCTGGCATCCGGCAGCGCGATATTACGGTGAATGACTCATCGAACCAAGCACAACTGCGGAACGTGCCGATTCAGTGGATCGTCAATCAGCAGCAACTCTCCACGGTGCAGTCCGGTCAGCCTGTGTATTACGCGTGGAATGGTACGGATGGTACGGACTCACGGGTAGAAATCTACCCGACTCCTGATGGCGCGTACTCGCTGAAGTTCAACATGGTCGTGCCGCAGGTCAATCTGACGGCTGACGCTGACATCATCACCGTACCCTCTGAGCCGGTCATAATGGGCGCGTATGCCCGTGCCTTGGCAGAGCGAGGGGAAGATGGCGGTCTGGCTTCCAGCGAGGCGTATGGGCTGTTCAAGTCGATTCTGGCTGACTATATCGCCTTGGAGTCGAACCGATTCATTGAGAACGACGTATTCGTAGCCTGCTGAGTGGAATCCAATGGCTGAACCTATTCAACCCTACTCGCTGAAGGCTCCAGGCTTCTATGGGCTGAACCTTTCCGATAGCCCCGTCGATCTGTCTCCGAACTTTGCACTGGAGGCGAACAACTGCGTGATTGACAAGGCAGGCCGAGTCGCGGCGCGCAAGGGATGGGTAAAGGCGAACACGGCGAACACTGAACTGAGTACGTCGAACGTAAGCTGCATCGGGGAACTGATCCAGAACGATGGGACGGCGACGACGCTGTGTGCTGGTGGCGGGTTCCTGTTCAAGCTCAGTGGCACCACACTGGTTACGCTGACCTACGGCGGTGGTGGTGTGGCACCGACGATCAGCGCAAACAACTGGAAATTCTGCCAACTGAACGGTGTAGCGATGTTCTGGCAGCGTGGTTATGATCCGCTGATCTATGATCCCGCTGTATCGACCACGACATTCCGCAGGCTCAACGAGAAATCTGGAACTGCTGGAACTGTGTATCAGTGCAACGAGGCGACCGCAGCTTATGGCCGTGTATGGGCGGCTGATACAACGGCGGATAAGCAAACGGTTGTATTCAGTGACTTGCTAGCTCCGCACGTCTGGACTGGCGGCACATCTGGATCGCTGAATGTCGGGCAAGTATGGCCGTCTGGTGGTGATGAGATTGTCGCATTGGCGTCGCATAACAATTTTCTGTTCATTTTTGGACGATTTCAAATACTGATCTATTCTGGAGCAGGAACACCATCAACGATGGCGTTACAAGACTCAATTGTAGGCATTGGCTGTATTGCAAGGGATTCCGTACAGAACGCAGGCGATGATGTTGTGTTCCTGTCTGATAGCGGGGTTCGGTCGCTGCTGCGGACGATCCAGGAGAAGTCATCCCCTATCCGCAAGTTAAGCCAGAACGTGCAGGTCGACATGATGGGTGCGGTTGATCTGGAAAATACAGACAACATAAAGGCTGTATACAGTGCTGCCAATAATTTCTACCTGATAACGCTTCCGGCAACGGCTGTTACCTATTGCTTCGATATGCGCTCAGTTCTTGAGAATGGCGCAGCAAGAACTTCAACGTGGTCACTAGTAGCAAAGTCGTTCTACGAGACAAAGGACCGTGTTTTGTACATGGGGAATGCCGGGTATCTTGGCGACCATACTGGATACTACGACGATGCTTCTGTGTATCGCATGTCGTACTACACCACATGGATTGATTTCGGGAATCCGCTTCAGACTTCGATTCTGAAAAAAGTGCTTGTAACTCTGATTGGATTGTCAAACCAAACTGTCGTGTTTAAGTGGGGCTACGACTACAATTCCGCTCAGTTCTCGCAGACATCAACGCTTGCAGGAGTATCGAATCCTTCTGAGTACGGTACGGCTGAATATGGAATATCCGAGTATTCTGGAAACGTAGCAATCAATGTAATGTCGGTTCAAGGGAGTTCTTCTGGACGAGTTCTACAGTTCGGACTTGAGGCGCAAGTAGGCGGGTATCAGATCGCTATTCAGCGGATTGACTTATTCACGAAGGATGGAAGACTATGAGTGACTACATCAAAATCACAAACTACGCAGCAAAGGATGCGCTTCTTACTGGCAATCCATCAAAGCTAGTCAAAGGAACAGAGATTGGCGCAGACTTTGATGCCGTCGCTGTTGCAGTAGCTACCAAATTCGATTCAACCGATCTTGGAGTCACTGTTCAAGCTTATGATGCTGATCTGACAACTTGGGCCGGCGTGACGCCTGGAACTGGAATCGCTACCGCACTCGCCGTGAATGTCGGAACTGCTGGTTCGCCCGTAATCAACGGGGGCGCACTTGGTACTCCATCGAGCGGTACGCTTACCAATGCGACTGGACTCCCTGCTGCTGGTGTAACTGGAACGGCACTTGTCGCTACTGGAAGCAACCTAACCGGCGGCATCAACTCTGCCCGTGGAAACATCACGCAGCACGCCACGACGATGGACTTCTTCGCCACCACGTCGCCGGATATTCTGGATGGGACTGGTAGTGCTGTAACGATCACCGCTTGCGTGAATGCGCCGCAGGCCGGGGCAACGCGGAAGTTTTACCCCATTGTCGCAACGGTGCTGACTCATGGAGCGACGTTCGACATTGCCGGGAATGCGAACCTGACGGCGGCTGCTGGCGACTGCTGGGAGATTGAGGCTAAGACTGTTTCGACGTATCGAGTCAAGGCAGTGAAAGAGGATGGGACTGCAATCGCCGTGCTCGGCGCAACCGAACAATCACTCACCGGCTACTACCTCCCCGCCGCAGGTTCAGCCTACCAAGACTGCTATCGCGCTGGATTCCTTCCTAGCTGGTTCAATCAGCAATGGGGCGGTGCTCAGTGGGGCACGTTGCCCGATGGGTCGTTTGGCTCGGTGGCGACTGGGAATATTGAGGATAACGCAGCAGGGATTATCGGCGACGGTGCTGCTGGACGGTATTTCTATAGCGAAGGTTTTAAGGTTTCGGAAACCGCCACCTACAACGATGTATGGGTAAAAGTCTATAAGGTAGGGAGCCCAACTACCAACCTTACCCTTCGCCTCTATTCAGATTCCGCAGGCTCTCCGAGTGCAGCTATTGGATCAGCGGTAACTTTGTCGGGTAAAGCCATCACTAGCAAAACCGATGGCGAGTGGTATCTGTTCAGTGGGGTTAATGTTGCACTTACCTCCGGAACCCAATACCACATTACCTTAAATCAAGGCGCGTCTGACGGAACAAACTACTTCATGTGGAAGTGTTCCATAGCAAAGAAATACCCGCATGGAAACGCAAATACTGGTACGTCTGCCCCTGTTTGGACTCCGGCGACAACACAAGCCCAATGCTTCCTCATCCAGAACCCCGCAGCCAACAGCATCATTCAATCTGCTGGCATGTTCGACTACAAGCTGGCATTCAACCCCGGCACTCCGGTCAATCAATCCCGCAGCCTCGCACAACCTCTTGCCAATTTCTACGACGGCAAGACTTGCAGCATTCTCTATCGTGGAACCTTTGCTGTTAGCACCAACGTATGGGACTTCACTTATGGACTCGACCATGATCGGATCACGCTCACCATTAACGGTTCAGGCTACCCAGTTCTCACGATCTACGAATCAGACAGAACCGTCGCTACGGTCACGGGTACGGGCAGTGTCGCAAGTGGCAATCACGATGTTGGGATTCGTGTTCGCACTATGGCTGATGGTGCAGATTACGCTACTCTTTATGTAGATGGCGTTTCTGTAGGCACTCCGCTGACTGCTCAAACCTTCACGATGGATGCTGCGATGGTGCAGCTCGGTACCGCCCGCCTCGGTGATGGCTTCGGCCTCGCGCCGACTTGGACGCAGGATATGCAGATGACGAGTCTGCCGAGTGCGCAGGGTTGGACGTTCACGCAGAACGCAGGCACCGAAGCGGCAAAGATGTCGATTCAGAATAACAAGTTGCATCAGAACGCAACTGGATATGCCTCTGGTGAAACTGGCTATTACACGAAAACCGTAGTATTCAACAATACAACTGGTTGGGCTGTTTCGACCAAGATGCGGGTGCCGAATAATCCAAATGCTGTAGGGGAGAACTCGGCATATCTTGCGGTGATTGATGGCACGAAGTTTGTGTATGTGATCTTCAGTGAGTATTTCCTAACAACCAACGGAACCGGCTCTGTCGATTTCACTGTGCAGGGGGATTTCAAGTCACAGGAGCATGTATTCACCCTGCAAGGAAAAGGCTCCGATTACTACCTGTTTATTGACGGGAAGCTCGCGGTAGACGGCACCGGCAAGCTGACGACGGCGAACGCATTAAACTTGATCAACTTCGGTGATGCGGATAACGGTGCATCCCAGAACGCCGACGCCATCTGGAGCTACGTCAAATACTACCAAGGCGGCATGATCCTCCCGACCGCCGGTGCCAACACCTGTTCCGAGTTTGCACATTGGAGCGGTGACAAGTCAGCACTGTTCCCGAGCCTCTGGAACTCCGGTACTCCTGCATCCGTCAAGCAACTTTGCGGGGTGCAGAAGAACTACATCGGGGAAGGTGTGGTGCAGAGGGAAGTGCGGAGAGGGGTGACGAGTGCGCCTACTACAACTTCTACATCTGCTGTACTGCTAACAGACATGGAAGCGTATATGATCGGGAGTACAA